CAAGGCAAGGCATTGCGCGAAATGTTGTTTAGCGATGTTGAGCTTTCCTATGTGGCAAACAATGTCAGCTTGCTGTCGAGCCACATGATTATTGACCCCCAGAGAATGGCACTTAGAGCCGCAACAGATACCACTGAGGGCGATCTGTTGCTGATCTTGAACGGAAGCAGCACGGCTGGCTATAGAAGCAGCTCCACGGGCTTTACCGGCACTATTGCTGCTTTCATGCTGAATCGAGGCCAACAGATTGTAGCCCCGTCGAGCCTGTCAACTGATGGTGACTTTGTTGATGTGGGCGTAGAGCTGGCAAACATTTACGTTATTACCAAGCGAACAATCGATAGCTCTACAAAATACTATCTGGAGGTGTTTGATGATGATCGCACAACTGATGCTGGTATTCAGTACTTTTCCGGCGCGACAACCCCGGATCAAGGTTTGCCCGGTTCTACCACTGCTGGTTCCCTTTCCCACCTTGAAGGCGAAACGGTCAAGATAATCCGAGATGACATTGTTGACCCTGATCAAACGGTCAGCTCTGGCAATGTAACGCTGGGCGGTATTCCGGCATCTTATGCCGAGGTGGGGCTAGACTACACTGTTACCGTTAAGACCCAACCGTTTGAGCCTCGACTGTCATCAGGCACCGTGCAAGGTCAGCGACGGCGTATCTTAGAGGTAACGCCTATTTTGTTTAGAACGCAGAACCTAACGCTGAATGGCAAAGAAATCGCCTTGAATAGTGTGCCAATCAGTGGGGCTGGCACCGTGCCGACTTTTACCGGGACAAAGAAAACACAAGGCTTTCTCGGATATAGCCGAGATGCACAGATAACTATTTCTCAAAACCAGCCGGTATTTTTCACGTTACTGGCACTAGATTATAAAGTGAGCGTGGGGCAATAAAATGAGCGCACAAGCATTAGCAATAGGGGCATTAATTATTGGCGGAGCCGGCGCTTTAGCAACCTACCGAGAGGGCCAGGCAGGTCAAATGGTGGAAGAGGCCAAAGCTGATCAGGCAGTTCTTCAAGGGTCCATACAAGCTGCAAACTATAAAGCAGAGGCAAGCGAAAAACTCAAAAATCTAGAAAAGGTTTTGGCGGCAAACACGGCACGGGCATCAGCGGGTAATATTAGTCCGTTTACCTCCGGCGATACCCCGGCATTGATTGCCAGATTAAACACCCGCGAAGGAGTGAATCAGTTCACAGTGAGCCGAGACAACGCCACGATGGCCGTAAAGATGGCTAAGTATCAGGCAGATCAGCATAGAATCGCCGGTAAGAACATCATGCAATCGGCCAAGACATCAGCGTTCATACAGCTTGGTCAAGCTGTCGTTACGGCTGGTCAAACGGACCCAAACATCTTTAAATTTACTGGCGGCGCAAAAAACCCGCCGAGCGTGGCGTAAATGGCAGAGCAAGTCAGACTAAGAAACACCCTCACTCCGCTCCGAGTTCCGCGAGTTAGCTTTGCCGGAGCTGAAGCCCAAGCACGGGGTCTAGGCAATCTAGCGCAAAGCCTATCGAGAATGTCAAACTTTGTTGCCCAACAAGCCGAAAGCAAGGCAGTCATTGAGGGAGCCGAGTATGGTGCAAGAAACGCACCCACCGCGAAACAGATTGAGGAAGCGGCAGCAGACGGTGCATCATTAGAGCTGCCCGGTGATCAGACCACGGTCTATGGCAAAGCTGTCAGAAAGGCTGCACTGTCGATAGCCTCTGATGAAATCACTGCATTGGCGAGTGACAAGGTAACCAAAATCAATTCTATATTTAATGCCCATCTTGAGGGTGCCATGTCTGAAGCGCAAGAAGCTGAAGCTCTTAGCGGCATAGGCGTTAAAGATTTCAGTGTTGATAGTTTTGCTACCGCCTTGGATACGGTGGCCGCTGGCTATGGTGCAGTTCTTGATGAGCAATCTCCGGCTGTTGCTCGTAAGTTCCGCGCTGAAATGGGCATTTCCAATAACGCCATATGGTCAAAGTATCTAGATAAATACGTCAAAAAACAGGATGAACAGCTAGAGTTTTCAGCAAGGGACGCACATCAAAAAGTTTTCACTGTTGAAACTATAGAGACACTATTACAAACGGCTGATGGTAATAAATTTATTGATAATCTGAGGGCAGCGCAACTAAGTAAAATGTCTCCGCATTTGCGGGGCGGGACCGCCATTAAAACATTCCTAGACAACATGGATGCCAAGATTAGAACTGTCGCAACAAAAACTGTTGCTGACGGTACGTTTGCCACTGAAGAGCCAAGTGTCGCAATAAAAAATATTGCACAAGGAAAAATCACCAATTTACCACTTGCTGTTAAGAACGGCATCAAAGAGCTGCGTGACCAGGGGATGTCCTTTACCGATATTGCCAAAGACCTCCGCACGGAGCGCACCGCTCAACTTCAATTTGAAGACAACGAACAAGAAGGTGTAAACGAGCAAGCGGAGAAAGATGAAAAGTTATTGATTGCTACAGCTATGGAGCATATGGGTGACGGAAACAAGGAGGCATTTAAAACGACAATAACAACGCTTGAGAAAACAAACCCGTTAAAAGCCATAGAACTAACACAAAAGTTTCAAAAAGCTGGCGGCAGAAGAACAATCTCTGAACCTAAAACAGTTACGGATCTTCGCAATCTTGGGTCTAACATTAGCTTTTCTGATGTAGAGAACAGCTTGGAATCTCTGAGCAATGAAGATATCAAAAAGTTTAGAGGTGAGGCTGAAAAATTTGAAAGTGCAGAAATGAAAACTGCGCTGGCAGTTATCAGAGGAGAACTAAACATACCGGCAGAAATCAATTTGTTGTCTAGTGATGACCCTAATTTCAAAAGGGTACAGCTTCTTTCTAAGATAAAAGGTAAACTTAGCAAAAAATATGAAGAGGCAAAAAAAGAAGGTTTGGCGTTTGATGGTCAAGCGATTGCTGATGATCTTCTGGAAGAAATGGGCGGTGAATTTACCGAGGCTATAACGGCAATGACCATAAGAGCCGGTAATCAGACCTTGAAACACATCAACGCTTTGTTGCCGGATGAGCAGAAGGTTGGGGATGGTGACTATCAAAGCATGATAAATCTACTCAAGTTATATCAGCCGAAGAAAAACAAAACTATGCGGCCAGCCGGCATGAGGAATATGAGCCAAGGTGCGTTCACAAGACAAATTGAAGCCCTAGAAAAAGCGTTGGAGGCTTCACCGCAATGAATGTTTTAGATGCCAGAACACAATCACATCAGCTCCGTAAATCTCAGGACTACGAGGTAGTCATTGATGGGCAAGGCACTAATCTTGCGGCCCCAGAGCCGGTGCAAGGCCAGGCTTTCTACCCCGGCGGTGACGCACCCAAGAAAGAATACAGCGGGACAACTATGGAGCGCACCACGGAGGCTCTCGGCGATTTGGCACAGACTACCGGCAGCATGGGGGTTGGCGCGGTAAGTGGCGGATTGGGTTTTTTTGGTGACGTTGGATCACTTATTGGTGGCTTGGCTAGCGCACTGTTTCCCGGCGATCAGAACCGCATAGAGGCCGCTACAGAAACCATGACTAAGATATCTGAAACAATAGGTTCAGAGAGGTTTCTGGGGATGTATAGAGACTTTATAAACAATCAGGCTGATCTTAGCCAAGAAGATAAAAAGATGATGTTGGACGCTGCCGAGGTTGGATCGTTTATGTCGATCCCCGGAGCTGGGGTTGCATTGGCGAAAGGCAAGGATGTAATCAAAGAGGGCGTGGTCAAAGCTGGACAAGCTGCCGATGCGCGGATTGCTGAACGTGCGGCTGACACTGGCGTGACGCTGACTGCCGGGGCTGACCCTATGCCAGCCGTTGATGCTGCTATATCTGCCGCTGGCCGAGCTGCGCGGCGCGATCCGAATGATTCCGCTGGCGATGCGATGGCGCAAGCACAGGCTAGGTATTTTGAGACAGGAAACTATGAGCCGCCAACGGCTGAAAACCCTGTTTCCATTGTAAAGCCAACTGAAGACAAGCCCGGCATCATAGCCTTTCATGGCTCTGGCGCAGATTTTGATGAGTTCAGGCTTGAGATGATCGGCACTGGTGAGGGCGCACAGGCTTATGGTTATGGGCTGTATTTTACTGATAGCGAGGATATAGCCAAGTTTTACCGCGATGCAACTGGCGGCGCAAATGTTCTCAAAACAGCGCAAAACATAAAAATCAAAGCCCCTAGCGGGGGAACAGAAACTGCTGCCAACTTTACTGGCTTCCGCAACAAGTTTGCTGAATTTTATGGAGAAGATGCTGCCCTTTTTGCAGACCGTTATTTAGGGCAATTCACCATAGACCCTGATGCGCCACAAGATGTTCTAATTGAAAGAGCAAAGGTCTTGATGGCGAATGTCAAAGAATCTGACAGGATTCCACAGAACGCGGAAGAAATAGTTTCTAAAATTGCGCTCCCAGAGCGCGGCAAAATATACAAAGTCGGCCTTGCTCCCAAGCCTGACGAATTGCTGGATTATGACTTGCCGTTGAGCCAGCAGCCTAAAATGCTCAAACTAATTGATGATGTGCATGGTGATCCTGAAATCATTATTCAACAAGCTGGTCTTGACCCAGCCACTGCGACAGGCGGCGATTTTGTAAAGGCATTAGGTGGCATAGGTCAAGAACAAGGCGCAAAAGCAGCGTCAGAGTTTTTGGCAAAAGCTGGCATCCCCGGCATAAAATTTTTTAGTGGCAACACAAGGAATACCGCTGGCGGTAAATTGATTGATGTAGCAGAAACCACTGACGGTTTTCGTGCAAAAGTGGCCGTGGACAACAGGGCCGGTGGCTTGGGTGGCTCTGGCAGAGTTGTCACAACAAGCCAGCCATATAAAACGAAGCAACAGGCTCTTGATTGGGCTGATGAGGCCATAAAGAATAAAGAAAGCAACTACGTCATCTTTGACGATAAAGCGGTCAAGATACTGGAGAAATACGGCATTGTCGGGCCTGTGGCTGTTACGGCAGCTAGTGTCTCACAGACAAATACGGAGGCGGCTGATGGTCAAGATACTTAAAGAAGCATTAGGATCATTAGCCAAAGCTGTAGACAGTGCCGAGCAAAGATCGTTTGGTGCGCGAGTGCCAGATGACGAAGTGACAAAGATGCAGTCAGGCGATGTCGTCATTAAGGCAATGCCCGAAGATGACCTGAAAGCTCTCAACAAATACCTAGCCGATCAAGGCTATAAGAAGGGTCTGAACCTCGGACGTATTGGCGAGATATTTGGATCGCCAACAGGCTTGGCGAAAGCAACCGGGGACAGGCTTAAACTTGAAGATTTTGATGTAGAGACAGTCCTCAAGAACATAAAAGAAAACAACAAAGAGCTGTTTGAGCAAATGCGTCGTGAAACAAAAAGCATGGACGCACTGATGGCAATGGCCGAAGAAACCGGCATAGATACCATCATTCATAGATTTCTGGGGCGTAAGCCCGGCTCGGTAGCACCACCAGAGCATGTGCTTGGCGGTGTTGCTGCAATCATAAAGCTAGGCCGTGAGTTGCAATACGGTGCAAAGCAAGCACTTGATATGACAGACCAGGCTGCAAAAGAAGATGCGTTCAAACGCCTCAGAATTATAGCCACCGTGCAAAGTAACCTAGCCGCTCAAGTGGCTGGGAATGTCAGCGAGTATGGCCGAGGCTTGGCTGTAGTCAGCAACATATCGAAGCTAGAGGGAATGAACCTTAGTAGCTACGCTAGTCAGCTTGATGAGTTTGTAGCTGGCATGGATGATGGCCTTATTGACTATCACCTCAATACATTTCTCACATTGCAAAACCCCTCGGCCAAAGCCAAATATGCCGAAGCCGGTTGGGGTGCAAAAACCTATGACTTTGCGATGGAACAATACATCAACGCATTACTGTCTAGCCCCGTTACTCACATGGTAAACATGGCCGGTAATGCTTCATTTCAGTTATTGGCTCTTGCCGAGCGCGGGCTTGCGGGCGTTATTGGTCAGGCCCGCACATTAGGAGGCCGTCGCGGAGATGTGGGCGATCTGAGATATATGGGCGAAATGGCAGCGGAAGCTCATGGCTTGGCGATGGCACAAAAAGATGCGTTTCTGTTAATGGCTAAAACTATGGGCACTGGTGAAACATCTGACCTTGTAAGTAAGATTGATTTGCGAAACCGTCGAGCTTTGGGCGGCACTGACAATCTGGCTGACGTAGGGGCGGCAATAAACCAAGGTGACTATTTCAAAGCGTTTGTTGATGTCATGGGTATATCTTCACGCATACCGGGCCGGATGCTTGCCAGCGAGGATGAGTATTTCAAAGTAATTACCATGCGAAAGGTTCTGTACCGCGAAGCATACCGGGGTATGCAGGCAGCGTTTCAGCAAGCAAGAAGGTCAAACCTTTCCCGCGATGAAGCCAAGGCGCTTGCTGAAGATGCTTATGTAAAAATTATGACTGACACGCCTCAAGACATCAAAGACATGATGACCGTTGAGGCTAGAAAGATGACGTTCCAAGGCGCACCCGAAGGTTTCTTTGGGCGTATGGGGCCAGCCATTAACACCATACCATTTATCAAAACGGTAGTGCCGTTCTACAATACGCCAACAAACATCATCAACGAGGTGTTTGACCGCACACTAAATTGGTCACCTCTTTATAAGGCCATCAAAGGCAACATATCTGGCAAGGAACTGGATGACGCGCTAGCCAAACTGGCGATAGGTAATGGCACTGCCGCTGGTATGTTTGCACTAGCGAATGGTGATTATGGCGATAACATCATTGTGACCGGCAGGCTTGGCAAAGATTTTGCCACAAGGCAAAACATATCAAGTTCAGCAAATATTCCCCCCTACTCTATAGGATTTAAACAAGAGGATGGCAGCTATCGTTTTCGTAGTTTTAGTCGCTTTGACCCCTTCTCGGCCATGTTAGCGATGGGGGCCGATATGGCTGAATATGTTAGATACGAAGATGACCCCTCAGCGATTGCAACGATGGCAAAAGCATACACTCTGTCTATAGCAGAGTACGCAACCAACTTGCCATTCTTACAAGGCGTGGCAGAATTGCAAAAAGCGATTGGAGGTTCAACGCAAAGTCAGGAAGACTTGTTTGAAAGAATGGCAAAGTGGGCTGGGGCTACGGCTGGCGGCGTTGCTACAAATGTAGCTGGCAACATAGACCGCTCAACATTTGGTTTTGCTAGCTATGCCTCAAACTACTTGACTGATGGTAAGTATCCCCTAGTCGGCACTAATAGTTTTCAAGCCACACTGGAAAGGATTGATGACCCTTATGCGTCTAGCACAAAGCTGCCTCCTGGCGTAGAGCCTATTAGCGGCAATCTGTACACCGAGGCTCCACTTTTCATGCAAGGGTTTTATACGGCGATGCAAAAAGCAAAGGCCAGAAACCCACATTTTACAGAAGGGTTGCCAGATAAACTAGATTTCTGGGGCCGTTCTAAAACGCAGGGCGAAGGCAGGAAAGATGAATATTTCAACCCAATAAGGATTCAGACCGGGCAGTATAATGAGCTTGATCAAGAATTGTTGAGATTAAGTGAAACCGGGATTGGAGCGTTTCCTTTTCATAGGGACAGAGTAGACGGCATAAAACTAAACAGCGAACAATTTAATGAGTATGTAAAGTTGATCAATGGGGTTGATAGTAGCGGGAGGCTGTTGGGCGAGCTAGGCTTTAAGCCGGAAGAAACATTGCTAAATGCACTGCAAAATCAACTAAAAGACCCTGATAGCGGTTACTTTACTTTACCGACAGATGAGGACAGATTCAAAGAATTGAACGGTATATTGTCCAACGCCAAGTCTAAAGCAAGAAAACGACTGATAGAGTCAGACCCGTCTCTTGATGCTCGGATAATTATGCAAACGCCATAAGGTGACAAACAAATGAATTTAGTGTACAAAACGTAGAAGGTAGGTAAAGGATGGCAACATTTAGTGTAAATGATCAGGTTAGGCGTGTTGTTCCTGAAGGTGATGGCAGCAATGACAGCTTCAGCTTTTCTTTTCAGGTTAACGCCATAACCGACGTAAAGGTCTTTGTTGATGGCACTCTGAAAACTGCCGGTTCACACTACAACATTGTAAACTCTTCGGCGGCGGCTGGCCTGAACACAGACGGGACCGGGGTCGTTAAGTTTACCGGCGGTAACATCCCGGCCAATGAAGCAAAAGTCACGATCATGTCGGATGTACCTGTAGCAAGGACAAGTGTTTATACGAGTGGCGGCAACATAACAGCGGCTTCTCTTGAAGCTGACCTCGACACAATGACAATGATGAACGGTGATCGTGAAGAGCGCGACACACGTTCACTGCTTGCTCCCGTTCAAGACCCTACCACCATTGATATGACGCTACCGGCCAAGGCTGATAGAGCTGGCAAGGTTTTAGGGTTTAACAGCTCCACCGGCAACCCGGAGGCCACTGAGCAAGTTACCGGCGCGGCGGTCAATGTGTCAGCGGTTTCGGCTGGCGGGTCACCGACTGCATCTGTCAGCGTGTCTGGCGGCACGGCTACTTTTAGCCTGGGCATCCCTGCTGGCGCGACAGGCCCGGCTGGATCGACGGGTGCTACGGGAGCTGCTGGAGCTACTGGGGCTGCTGGTGCAACGGGGGCACAAGGACCGCAAGGACCACAAGGCCCAGCGGGGCCAGCGGGATCGGGGGCTGGTGACCTTCTAGCATCTAATAATCTTAGTGATCTTGCAAATGCTGGCACAGCTCGAACCAATCTCGGCCTCGGTACTATAGCAACTCAGGCTAACAACTCGGTCAACATAGATGGCGGTGCTATTGATGCTGTTACAATTGGAACAAACAGTGCAGTAACAGACCTCCGGGTTGATAACCTCAAGCTCGATGGCAACGCTCTTACATCAACCAACACCAATGGCACGATAGACCTTACAGCCAATGGCACTGGAAATGTCGTCGTCAAAGGCAACACCAATCCTGGCACCGTAGTATTCAACTGCGAGAGCAACAGTCATGGTCAAACAGTCAAGGCGCAACCACACTCTGCCAGTGTCACAAACACGTTAACACTGCCGCCCGGCGGCGATGGTGAGCTGGTCAGCACAGTAGCAACGCAGACACTGACAAACAAAAGCATTGCAGCCTCACAGCTTACAGGAGCAATGCCAGCATTGGATGGGTCAGCTTTGACAGGCATAGCGGCTGGTGCTACTGGTGGTGGCTCAGACCAAGTGTTTTATGAAAACGGTCAGACTGTTACGACAAACTACACCATTACGAATGGCAAAAATGCAATGAGTGCTGGCCCTATAACAATCAACAGCGGTGTGACGGTTACTGTTGGCTCTGGCGAAACATATACGGTGGTTTAGATGAGTACATTAAAAGCAGATACCATACAAAGCACAGGCGGTGGTGCGGCTACGCTGACGAAGCAACATGCGGCTAAATGCTGGGGTCATGTAACACAAGGTACTACGGCTTTGGATGATAGCTTTAACTGTAGTTCTATTTCTGATGATTCAACAGGACGCTTTACAATCACACGTGTTACAAGCATGAATAATGATGATTATTGCGTAGCTGGTGTTGTAATGGCTGATAGAGGAGGACATGTAGCGGCAAATGCGGCTGATACTTTTACAGCAAGCCAAACTAAATTTGCAATTACAGACTCTACTAATTCTGGCTATCAAGATTACAATAGGTCGTGTTTTCAAATTATGGGAGACCTAGCATGAGTGAGATTAAAACAGACAAACTCACTGGCGTAGGCACTGCTGGGTCTATTGTAGTCACAGGTGAAGGTAATAGCACGACCACTAACTTGCAGCAGGGGTTGGCGAAGGTATGGTGTTCTGTGGATGTTACAACAGTAGATGATTCATTAAATATTTCTAGTTTAACTGACACTGCGACTGGAAAGGCAACAATGAATTATTCTAACAATATGTCAAGTGAGCATTATGGATTAACTATGGGTTGTGCTATTCAAAGCCAAGTTCCCATATGTTACCCGCAAGACAATCAATTTATTACAACATCAGCACACAGAATAGTTACCATAATTAGTGCGGGTGGTTCAGTAGCTGATGCTGAGTATCTTGGTAGTCAGGTGACAGGAGACCTAGCATAATGGCACATGGAAAGTTAAAAGCAGATACCCTAGAACACAGCACCGCTGGGTCAATAGATACGCAGTTCGTTGTGAATGGTAGTGCAAAAGCTTGGTGCAGTTATAACGGTTCTGGAACAGCTTTTGCCGATAGTTTTAATATGGCATCTGCAACAGATAACAGCACAGGAAACTACACCTTTGCCCTCACTAATGCTATGGGCAACGCTAATTATGCAGCATCAAGCATTATTCATCCTTCCACTTCCACTTCTGCTTCTATGCAAACTTGTGAGGCAGATTGTAGCAATGGATATTTAGCAGGTAGCTTGCGAGTAGAAAATGCATACACAACATCTAATCCCTCCTACCCAAGAGTTGAATTTGATCCAGTAAAGTGTGCAGTAGCAATTCATGGAGACCTAGCATAATGCAGACACCAGAGTTTCAAGGCACACACCTATTTGACCGCCTATGCTGGGCAAAGGAAAACTTAGAAGGTGTACAGTCTGATATCCGAATTGTTTTTGAAGACCCAAACGATATGGATGCTCCTGCCAAAATCCTCGTTCCAGATTTAAATTGGGTTTCGGCAGCCGAAAATGGGGGCGTGTTGCCGCCGGTTGAAAGCTACTGGGAACTGGCAAAAGATGAGGCACAGCCTGACTTTGTCAAGCACACGCGCGGCTATCTGCTGCACAACACAGAGCCTGTTGGACCTATGACAGAAACCAGCGGCCCATATGGTGGATGGGTAAATTATTTAATTATGAAGGATGTGCCACAGCATGTGTGGCGCAATTGGAATGAAGGCAACAAACCTAAGATGGTTATTTGCCGCAAAGATCAGCTTCCGGCTACACGAGAGTGGCGCAATGCCTGGAAGATATCAGACGATTTAGTAACCGAAGATTTGGCTGCATAGGAGACACCGATGACAACAACATACATTGTAGATAAAGATGGCAAACAGATTGACGCTGCTGATTTAACGAGCAAGCCTAGTGATCGTCACTTTAGAGGCGCATGGACATTATCTGGCAAGGTTATTTCAGAAGATATGACAAAGGCCAAAGAGATTTTTAAGGATAAAATCCGTGAAGTACGTGCGCCACTGCTTGAGGCA